AACTACCTTAGAAGATGTATTCAAAACCATGTTTACTAAAGAAGAGTTAGAAGAAATGGAACGTAAGTATAAGGAGCTATTAGAGAAATCTAAGGGAGATAATGAAAAAAGAGAAGAGTTATTGGCTGAGATTATAAAGAACGATGAAGAGTTGGGATTATATGAAGAATCAATCGTATTATCAAAAGATGAAAAAAATACAAGTTTTGATAATAGTGATGAACCATTAATTAAGGAAGCTAAGGATGAATCCAAGTAGTGATGTTATATATGTATATATGTTTAAATAACACCAAATAACTATGGCATTTGAAAAAGGAAATAAACTAGCTACTGGCAGACCTAAGGGAGCTCTGAATAGAAGTACTGAACAAATGAAGTTGTCAATAGCTCGTGCAACTAATTCGGTATTAGATACATTAGCAAATGATTTAAAAGAGATAAAGAAAAAGGATCCAGAAAAGGCAATTGATTTAGCATTGAAACTATTAGAGTACTCAATGCCTAAGTTAAGTAGAACGGAAATGAGAGCAGAGATTGAACAAAAGATTCAGCAAATAAACGTAAATATAAATAAAAGTGGAAGTCACGATTGACACAACGGTTACATTTGAGAATCTATTAGAATCAAATAGTAGAGTTACTCAACATATAGGCGGAACAAGAAGTGGTAAAACCTATGCAATACTGCAATTTCTCATTGTAAAGGGGCTAGAATCTCCTCAAACTATTACAGTGGTACGAAGAACTATCCCATCGCTAAAGAGGACTGTAATCAAAGATTTCAAAGATATACTAATCAATATAGGAATATGGAATGAAGACAATTTTAATATTAGTGATAGGATTTATAAGCTGGGTGATAGTACTATTCAGTTTGTTAATTCAGATGATCCTGAGAAACTTCGTGGTCTTAAGTCTGATATTCTTTTTATTGATGAAGCTTCGGAGTTGGATGAAGAGTCGTGGTTTCAATTAAGTATTCGTACATCAGGTAAAATTATATTAGCTTATAATCCTACTGTATCACCATATAGTTGGTTAAGACAGATGGGAGATTGTGATAGATATGTAACAACTTATAAAGATAATCCTTACTTGCCTACTGAAATGATTAAGGCAATTGAAGAATTAGAAATTAAAAACCCTAAATACTGGAAAATATATGGAAAAGGTGAATTTGCACCGAATGATAAAGCTGTATTTCAATTTGACATTGTTGATGATGCTGATGGTGATTTTGTTGCCTTTGGTCTTGACTTTGGCTTTAGTTCTGACCCCACTGCATTGGTTGCAGTATACAAGAAAGGTGATGAACTACATTTGGAAGAACTTCTTTATGAAAAAGGTTTGGTTACTTCAGACATCGTTGATAGGCTCAGAAAGCTTGATATCGACAAATCACATGAAATCTGGTGTGATAGTTCAGAACCAAGACTCATTGAAGAAATCTATCGAAGTGGATTTAATGCCAAACCTGTTACCAAAGGAAAAGATAGTATCAAGTTCGGAATTGGAGTAATGAACAATCATAACATAAAGATAGTAAAGAAATCTCAGAATCTAATTAATGAGATGTACGCCTATCAATATATTACTGATAAGCATGGTTATACTACTGATAACCCTGAAGGTGGATTAGACCACTTAATAGATGCGGCAAGATACGCATGTATGATGAGATTATCCGTTAAAGCACAAAACAAAGGACAATATGCAATCAGCATTGGAAAATATAAGTACTAGAGATACACTATGGAGTAGAGATGAGATATCTGGACTTATAGAGTATGCTAAACAACTCCAATCCGATAACGAAGATTTAAGAGCCGGTATTATAATGATGCAAGCTAAGTTAGATAACGAAGAGGCTAAAGTTAGAAGATTAACTAATTATATAACCCAAACACAAAATCAGAATTCACAAATGTAAACATATGAAACAAGAATTAACAATCAAAGTACCAAACGATTATTCAGCAATCACCCTAACAAAGTATCTTAAACTCTATAAAGACTTAGAATTATATAAAGATATACCTGAAGCCTTAACAGCAACTCTGTTTTGGCACTTATGTGGTTTAGAGCCTGCTACACTTAATAAGATAGATGTAGATACGTTTGTAAAGATAAAAGAACAATTAAATACATTCATTAGTAAAGCAGACCATGAACTAATTCGTTTCGTAAATGTAAATGGAGTAGAGTATGGATTTGAACCTAACCTATCTGAGATGGCATATGGTGCGTATATAGATATATCTAAGTTCGATACACTAACCATAGATGATAATTGGCATAAGGTAATGTCTATTCTATATAGGCCTGTAACTAAGAAACTTGGTAAGTTATATGAGATAAAGCCATATACGGGAAAAGAAGAATCCGAACATTGGAAAGAGGTTTCAATGGATGTTCATTTAGGAGCAATGTTTTTTTTTATCAATTTGTCAAAGGTATTACCGAGCGTTATCCTGAAATCTTTGACAATGACGGAGGAGATTCCTCACAACATCAAATCAATTTTGGAAGGAAGTGGGGAGCTTATCAAACGCTTATCACACTCACAGGAAACGATTTAATGAAGTTAGATGCCATAGTATTAGAGCCATTAGAAAAGTGTTTATTATACTTATCTTTCCAATCCGATAGAAATCAAATAGAAAACTTAATGAATCAGGAAGCTATGAAGAAAATTGGATAAGTATTTTCAGAGGGAATATTGTTATATCTAATATAAAGATTAAGACATGGCTAAATGGAGCAATAGTAGAAATGGAAACCTAAGATATTCTGTCAATAGAGAGAATGCAAGTGGAATCTATATCGGACCTACTCAAGGATTAAGTTCACCAAAGAATAGTAGAAGAGCATGTTTATGTTTAGACTCTAATACATATGATGTCCGTTGCTGCAATGGAGCATTGATGAATCAGGGTATAGGTGTAATACAAGGAACGCCAGGTGGTAAAGGAGCTTTCTCTGATGGATATAGCGATGGATTTAAAATAACAAGTTAAAAAATAAATAAGATATGCCTCAATTATCTAAACAAGCTCTAATTGTAGAGAACAATACCAATTTCCCCAATAACAATACAGGGTATATAACTCCTACGCTATTAAGAGAATTCAATAGAGATATGATTGATTCTTTAGTAGCTGAAAATGTATATAATACAGATTCATCAAGTTGGAATGCACAAATAGCTGCATTAAACCCATCTTCATCAGCTGGTTCAATTTTAGCATTAAATGCTTATACTGCATCACAAGATACTAAGAATTCTACATTAGCATCATACACAGGAAGTAATGATACCAAATGGAGTACATTGGGTGGATTAACAGGAAGCTTTGTAACTGAATCTGAAAGTGGAAGCTTTTTAATATCAGCAAGTGTTAGTTTAAATACAATTACTTTTACTAAGGGTAACGCATCTACATTTTCTATAACTGTTAATACAGGTAGTGCTGGTGGAGCAACTGATATTACTTCTTTAAATGCTTATACTGCTTCTCAGGATACAAAGAATTTAGCAGTTGGATATAGTACATCATCTTTGAATAGCTTTACTGCAAGCAACGCTAATACATCATTAAACTCTTACACAGCATCTAATGATACTAAGTGGTCTACCCTATCTTCGCTAACATCATCTAATAGTTCTTCATTAAATCAATTAAATGCTTTTAGTGCAAGTGCAAGTTCATCTATATTTAATATTAACGCATTTACAGGTTCTCAAATAACAAAGAACGCAACACTTGCTACATATACTTCATCTTTAGATACAAAGAATACAACACTTGCAACTGTAACCGCATCTTTACAAGGACAATTAACAAACATAGGTTCTCAATCAGGTAGCTGGGTAACTGAAACCGAAAGTGGTTCGTTCTTAATTACTGCTAGTGTAAATTTAAACACAATAACATTTACAAAGGGTAACAATACAACATTTGCAATTACTGTAAATACAGGTAGTGGAGGTGGTGGTGCAACTGATATTAGTTCTTTAAATGCTTATACTGCATCACAAGATACTAAAAACTTAGCGGTAGGATATAGTACTTCTTCATTAAATTCATATACAGCATCTAATGATACTAAGTGGTCTAATTTAGGTTCACAAAGTGGAAGTTTTATAACTGAATCTGAGACTGGTTCATTTGCAAGAACTAATGTTAATAATAACTTTAGTGTAAATCAAACGTTTACAAACATAACTGCAGTATCTGCATCATTTCAATATGTTCAAACAACTTACGAAACATCATCTGTAATATACTCTTCTGGTAGTAACCAATTAGGAGATGCAATAGATGATGTACAAACTTTAATAGGAACAGTAATAGTTTCAGGCTCTCAAAAGATAACAGGTAGTTTAGATGTATCTTCTACATTTACATCTTCATTACAAAGTGGATATGTTTTAGTTGGTAATGGTAGTGGTAGAACAATAGCTTTACCTACTTCATCATTTTTAGATGATATTCCGTTAACTTCATTAAACGCATATACTGCATCACAAGATAATAAAAACTTAGCAGTTGGATATTCTACTTCATCGTTGAATTCATTTACTGCTTCACAAGATACAAAGAACTCAACATTAGCTACTTATACTGCAAGTGTTGATACGAAATGGAATACATTAGGTGGACAGACTGGAAGTTATATAACATCAGCACAGACAAGTTCAATGAGTGTTGCAACTGCATCTCTTGCATTAGCAGTATCTACTTCTATATCAACACAGAATCTATCACACTTTGTAACCTTTGTTGACAATTCAACGGGTACACAAAATCTATATGTAGATGGTGGTTTGAAGTATAATCCAAATCAAGATTTATTAACTACAACTTCAAGTGTTGCTATAACTTTAGCTAATGGAACAGGTAGTTTAGATAATACATCATTAAATGCTTATACGGCATCTAACGATACTAAATGGAATACACTTGCAAATGTAACTTCATCTTTAATACAAGCAACGGGAAGTTACGCAGTTAAAAGTTCAGCTAATTCATTTACAGGCTCACAAACAATTAGTGGTAGCTTAATTATAACAGGTAGTGCATTTGGTAATGTAGTATCAATGTCAATAGCATCATCTACTGCATCTTTAAATTTAAATGCAGGTAATTATTTTACAATATCTATTCCAACAGGAACTACAAGAATATCTCCATCAAATATACAGGCAGGAACAACTGCAACATTAGTAATCACAACTGCATCTGGCTCATTGGTAACATTTGATAGCTCAGTTAAACAACCATCAGGATCGGCTTATGTTCCTACATCTGGTAGTGTTGATGTATTATCTTTTGTTTCAGTTAACTCTAGTAATTTGTATGTAGTATCAACTAAAAATATGATATAATGATATTTCAAAACTTTGGATTTAATCAAAATTATCCAGTAGTAGCTGCCGGTGGTGGTAATGACCCTGCTGCTCAAGCATTTATTGATGCAACAGGTATATCAGGTACAACAGCAACTGCTGTTAATCAATTAGTATTAGATTTAAAATCTTATAGTTTGTGGACAAAGATGGTAGCAATATATCCATTAGTTGGAGGTAGTAATTCATCTACAAGTTATAATTTAACTGATACTACATTATATCAAATAACTTGGAATGGTGGAATGACATTTGCATCAACAGGTGTAACAGGTAATGGTTCGACTGGATGGGGTGCTACCGGAATTAATCCTACTAGTGTTGGAAGTTTTGGTTCAGGTGCACATTTATCACAATATACAAGAACAGCTGGAAATGGAGCTGCATATGATATGGGATGTAATCAATACCCAGGTACTGGCGGAGCTCCTGAATGGATGATAGCACGTTTTGATAATGATAGATATGCCGCATTTGGAGCAGTTGTGCCAGGCAATCCGTATGTTATTGCTAATACAGGAAATTATACAGGATTCTTTACAGGTACAGCTAATGGAACAACTACAATATATAGAAATGGTAGTAGTTTAGCTAGTGCAAGTAAAACATATGGAGCAGCTAATAATATGATTGCACTTTGTGCATTAAATCATCCAGGTAATAGTCCAGGAGATTTTAGTAGTAGAGAATATGCATTCTTTTCAATAGGATTATATTTGGATGGTACTGAAACTTCAAACTTCAATACTTGTGTTGCTACATTCCAAACAACATTGGGTAGAAACGTATAAATAAAATAAAATGAAAGTATTAATATTAACAAAAGAAGATACGCAATTAATAGTTAGAATTGGAACTATACCTTTAGCATTTGCTGAAGAATATGGATGGGAAGTAAGTGAAAGTGAAGTTGATGATGATACTGTATTAAACAATTATTCAGAAATAAAATAAAAATAACAATTTTTCAAACAACCTTTGTTATATAAGGTATAAACAAATAAGATATGAATTCAAAAAGCGTATTAAA